GAACCTTTTCGCGATCTTCCTCTGTTTGGGTTCCTGTTTCCTTCATGGGGGTTGGATCTTCCACTGTTGTTGTCCGGTCCAAATCTGACGGTCTTCTTTCGGGTCCCCGTTGGACGAGACTGTCCATCATGTTTGAAATGATTGTGTTCGTTTCTGAACTTACGTCTTGGGGCTTTAACTCCGTCATCAGTTTGAATATTGAAGGTTTCGCTAGGAGTGCGGCTGTTGCAGAGGATACTTTCTTCTCCACCGCGTCCAGCATCGCAAGGTAGTTCAAGAGATCTTTTCGAACACTCTCCGTCACAGATTGATTTTTGAGGACTCCCTCTAGCATTTCTCGCGTAAGGTTGTATTGGGACGACCCGCGGGTGGGTGTAGTTGTGAGTACGTCCAGTGGGTTCAGGAGGAAACTTTTCTTGGCATTCTCCATAATGTTTTTCTTGTGTAATTCTTTCAATTGTAGTTTGTGCAGTAACTAAATCAGCTCTTGCTGTGAGGATATCACCTTGGTCTGTGATGCAGTCCTTCACATGGTATTCTTCGAGTCTGACACAACTCGGCAAGTCAAGAGTTTCCGCTGTGTCATACTTGTCGCACATTTCTTGGAGTTGTTGTCGGGTTATTCCTAACCGTTCTGCGATCATGTTTTCCATAGCGGGAATGTCTTTTTCGTCTTGAGGCCAACTGTTATCCCCGATAAGCCAGTATGGCGTTTCTCGGTGTCTGTCTTTACGGGATAACCTCTTTCTTTCGTCATCTTCCCTAGAATAAATCCGTTCGATGTATCTACAATAATTACTAACTAATGGGGTTAGTTTATCGATAACCAGATAACCTCCAACTCGGTCTAACGCTGCATGGGCCAGTGGGACATTTGAATCTCGAAAGGTCATGTGCAGTTTCCTAAGAGTTCTAACGGGATCTTGGAATGTAGTTAGAGTGGTTAGAGGATCAACATATACACGGGATAAGAATGTTATTCCGACCGATGGGTTGTAGTCTTCGATCTTCAATGTTAATCCCAATCTCTTGGCGGTGTATACGTACATCTCTTCATACTTTGAGTCGAACAAGCTATCATCGCCAAATGCGAGTCCGACTATCTCAAAAGCTTCTTGGTCAGTCATTTCTTCACCCTCCGTCATCTTTATAGCTGTGAACATAATTCCAGCATTGATGATCGTGTTGTCATCACAAGTGGTAGGAAAACCACTTTTAACTCCAGCTCCTGCATCGTAGGTAAATCCGAAATGTTTGGATTTGGCTGGACTCTTGGTGATATCTCTGAGTAACCTTTTCAGCTTAGTATGGTATTCTGGCTTGAAATAACGGTATTTAATGCTATTCACCCACTGCATTAACCATTCTGAGACGGAGCCATCATAGTTCTCATAGTCTCCGCTCGAAGGGTTCTCGACTGTTGTGCAGTATTCTTGCACGCGTAAGGCAATCTCTTCTGGAGTGCTTCCAGGCATGAACCATTTAATCCTGTCACGGTCATGTAAAACATCGTTTCGCATGGACAGTGTAAACTTAGACAACTCGA